CCGGCGCCTCGACCTCGAACCTCTCGACGACGTTCCCGTCGTCGGCGTCGGGATCGAACCCTCCGGGTCCGTAGGTGACGTGTTCGGGCATGGCGTCAGGCTACGCGGAGGAGGACGCGAGGAGCGGTGGCGCGGACGTCGTCGAAGGTCGGAGCGCTGGCCGGGAGAGCCCCGTTCGTCGAGGTCCCGCTCTGTCGGAGCGCGTAGGACGAATACGGCGCGTAGATCGTCGAGGCGCCGTTGTTGTAGACGACGAGCGAGACCCGGTCGGAGCCGGCCGACTCGGCGGCGTTGAGCGCCGTCGCGGTGGTGCCGACCGACACGGCGGCGCTCTGGATCGTCACGGCGTCGCGTCCGAGGTCGTGTAGGTGATGGTCATCGCGTCGGCGTCGGTGCCGTCGCCGACGAACACGGCCGGGATCTTCTGGGTGAGCTTCCCGCGGTTCTCGACGACCGGGGAGGCGCCGTCCCCGTCGAGGCGGCAGTTCCCGGCGATCGCCAGCGAGGCCGAGCCCCGGGTGAGGGTGAGCGCGAGGTCGGCCTCGGTGCCGTTCCAGAACGCGTCGAAGATCGTCTCGGAGGCGAACTCGATCTCGGCCTCGGCGGTGTAGGCCCGGAGATCGACCTCGTCCTGTTCGTCGATCTTGTCGGACCCGAGGAAGTAGCGATCGGTCTCGATCCCGTTCACCCCCTTGATCGAGAGGCTCTTGATCTTCGGGGAGGACCCGTGGATCGAGGCGACGGTCGCGTGAGCCCACGTGAACCGGGCCAGCGCGGCCGGGGGGCTCCACGATTGGAGCGCCGGGGTCCCGTCCTTGTCGAGGTCCTTCGCCGAGAACCCGACCTTGAGCGACGCGGCCTCCTTCGCCGGGACGGTGAGCTCCCAATCGCGGACCTTGCACCCGACGAAGTTCCACGGCCGGACCGTGCCCCCGCGGTCCGGCTTGCCGATCTGGATCGTGAGGCCGAGCCCGTCGAGGTTCCCGGGGGTGAACGCGTGAGCGTAGGGACCCGACCCGGTCGTGTTGACCGAGCCGAGAGCGTGCTTCCAGAGGAGCCCCTCGCCGGTCGTGAACACGTCGAGCGTGATCTCGCCCCCGGCCTCGATCGCCCCCGCGTCCCATTGCTCGGAGTCGCGGACGAGCCGGCCGGCGTAGATCGAGTCCGAGTCGAGCCGCGCCTTGTTCGCGGTCATGCTCTCGCTCTTGAAGGGGAGGAACCGGTCGACCGTGACCCCGGTCCCCCACGAGCTCTCGGCCTTGTAACCGAACTGGCCGGCGATACCGGATCGGGTCGCCATCACTCCTCCTCGGCCGGCTCGTCGGCCGGCTCGTCGTCGTCGGTGCTCTCGTCCCCGGCCCCGGTCTCGGCCTGGGCGATCCGCTCTTCGAGCTCGGCCTTCGTGCCGGTCGTCGACAGACCGAGCGCCTCGGCCCGGTCGACGAGCTCGGCCTTCGTGACCTTGATCGAGCCGACGACCTCCCAGAGGTCCGACTCGGCCAGCGCTTCCGCGATCTCGGCGGGGACCTCGACCGGCTCTCCGTCGCGCTCGGCGATGAGCCCCGAGCCTCCGACGTCGACGGCCTCGTGAGGGCCTCGATAGATCACGTGCGCCATGCTCTCTCCTCCTCGGATCGCGCCTCATCATGGCACGGAGGGGGTCAGGAGAGCGCGAACCTCGCCTCGACCTCGACCTCGACCACGACCCGGGTCAGAAACCCCGAGCGGTCCGGGAGCCAGCCCGAGCCCCAATCGGCGGCGACGACGACGGCCTCGGCGCCGTCCTCGGTCGGGTCGCTCGGGCCTCCGTCGACGATCTGGGGAGCCGACGCCAGCGCTCCGAGGACCTCCCCGTAGATCTCCTCCGCGGCCTGGTCGACGTCGTCGACCGTGGCATCGGAGCCGCGCCGGACGCTCTGGATCACGACCGCGATCCGGACCTTCTCGTCGTAGTTGACCGGGTCGGCTCCGGTGAACACGACGACGTCGAGCTCGGCGCGCCGGTCGGCGTCCTGACACCAGAGCGAGTCGACGACGGCCCCCTCGTCCCCGGCGAGGTCGGCGGCGTCGGCCGGCCCCGGGGGGTCGAAGATCCGGAGCGTTCCGGCCGTGACCCGGGCGGCGAGCTCGGGTCGTGCTCGAAGGGTGTCGGTGATCGCGGCCTTCGAGATCGACCGGACGGTTCCCCTCTGCGCGGTCACGCGATCCCGATCGGCCGGCCGTCGGGGAACTCCTGCCAGACGTCGGGGAGGAGCTCGTAGACGGCGCGGGGGAGAGCGAACCGGGGGAACGGGTAGCGGGGGAGCTCGACGTCCTCGAAGGTCGTCGTCCCGTTCCCGATCCTCTGCCAGAGGTTGAGCACGACGAGCCGAGCGGCTTCCTTGTAGCGCTCGGTCACAGCGGCCGTGTTCGCGAACCGGCCGGCGACGTAGGTCGCGACCACGGTCTCGGCGAAGGCCTCGCGGCGGCTTCCTCCTCGACGCTCGACAATCGGACGGTAGAGCCCGAGCTCGGGCTCGGCGTCGGTCGGGGTGAGCCAGTAGCCGTCGGCCGGCCGGCTCGAAGGGGTGCCAGCGGTGAGGGTCGTCGCGGCGCCGGCCTCGTCGTACTCGACGAGCGACGAGATCGACACGACCGGCCAGCGTCGGAGCTCGATCGTCCGGGCGGCGCCGCGGCATCGCTCGGCGGTGATCGTCCGTCGGACGATCGGCCCGACGGCCTCGTCGAGCCGGAGCGACGCGGCCGTGACCAGAGCCGAGACCTTCTCCGTCGTCACCCCGGGCGCGCCGATCGCCGCGACGGCCTCCTCGGGGGACAGAACGTCAAGGTCGGCCACGGCCGCGCTCCGCTACTTGTCGGCCGGCGCCGACGGCGGGGGGTTGTTGCCCCCGGTCGGGTCGGTGACCCGGGTCGCGGGGCCGACCCCGTGACCCTTCCCGGCCCGCGTGATCTCCTTCTTCACGTCGGCGATCCGGTCGGCGAGCGCGGCCTTCTTGTCGGCGTCCTTCTCGGCCTTGTGGCGGGCCTCGTAGCCGGCGAGCTCGCTCTTGAGCGCCTCGACCTCCTGCTCGGCGCGGTGCTCGCGGGTCGCCTTCGCTCGGTCGGCGCTCTCGTTCCGGCCTCGGGTGCGTGCCATCGGTCCTCCTCGGATCGGTGTCGGTTCGTCGCTGGACGGTACTACGCGAAGGGGCCGGCCCCGAAGGACCGGCCCCGTTCGTGATGCTCGGTTGTCCGCGGCCAGCGCCGCGACCGGGTCCTAGAAGGACGGGGTCGCGAGGCCGGTCCCCGAGATGGTCGCGAGGCCCTCGGGCCGGCGGTCGGGGGTGAAGGCCGAGTAGCCGTAGACGAGGAGCTTCACGGTCAGGCTCGCGGAGCCGACGTCCTCGAACCGGAGCTCGCGCGGCATCCCGTCCCCCTCGCGCCAGTAGATCGTGTCCTCGGACCGGATCGCGAAGATCCGATCCTCGTTGGTCGATCCGCCGAGGTTGATCGGGATGTTGTTGTCGAGCACGACCGGGAGGCCCATGAGCGTGCCGACGACCTGCCCCTCGCCGAACTTCTCGGCCATCGCGGTGCCCATGATGTTCATCGCGACCCCGGGGTCCTGACCGACGACCGGCCGGCCGGCCGTGTCGAGCGCGGCCGTGAACCAGCCCCAGCGCCGGCCGTGCATGAGCCAGAACGAGGCCGGCCGCTTCCGGGCCGAGGCGATCTTCTGGAGGGCGTCGGCGAGCTTCGGCCAGATCTCGGCCACAGTCGGCGACGCGTCCGTGTAGGTGACGGTGTTCTCGCCGGTCGCGTTGAGGAGCCCGACGTGCGTCCCCGAGGTGCCGTCGTCGGCGATCGCCGAGGCGTCCACGGTCTCGGCGTAGTCGGCCACGAGGTCCTGGTAGACGAGCCGGTCGAGGCCGGGGGTGCCGCGCTCGATGCTCTGCCGGCTCACGTCCTGCTGGCCGGCGAAGGTGTTCACCGCGACCGTGAGGTCGTTGTCGAAGTCGACGTTGGTCTCGGAGGCCGCGGAGTTCTGGGAGCTCTGCGCCGCGACGCTCGACCCGGTCTGGCCGCGCGGGATCACGAGGCTCATCCCCTCGGCGGGGAGGGGCTCGTTCCGGACGGCGTTCAGGAGGGCCTGACCGTTGCGGAGCACCGGGGCGAACTCGTCCACGAGGTACTGCGGGACGACGAGGCCACCGAAGGCCGAGGTCCCGACGTCACGGGTCTCCGGGTCGGCGCCGGCCCGGAGCTCGACCTCGGAGATCTCGGCGTGTCGACGGATCCGCTCGGCGGCGCCGCGGGTGGCGCGGCC